TTTTCTTATTTATTAATTTAATTTTTAAATAGGGGTCTTATGACCCCATTTTCTTTATGGATATAGAAGTTATAGATAATTTTCTTGACAAAGAAAGTTTTAAAAATATACAAACAATATTATTGAACACTAAATTTCCTTGGTTTCTTAATCAGGTTTTAGATGACGATTTATCTAATACACAAAAATATAATTTTCAATTTATTCATTTTTTTTATGATGGTATTAATCCCTCTATATTTTTTGAAGAACTTCAACCAATAATTAAAAAAATAGATCCTTTAGAAATTAAATATATTAAATCAAATTTATTAATTAGAACTCATGAAATAATTAAACATGGTTTTCATGTAGATATTCCATCTTCACCATCTAATTATAGGACTTCAATTTTTTATGTGAACAACTGTGATGGATATACTGAATTTGAGGATGGAACCAAAGTATTTTCTAAAGAAAATAGATTCATTACTTTTCCTACTAAAATGAAACATACAGGTACAACCTGTACAAATAATCATATAAGATTAGTAATAAATTTTAATTATACAATTAAGGGTTGACAGTTTCAGTATTTTCTGTAGATGCTAATGAAGATGTTATGTAATTTGAACTCTTGTCATATTTGATTACATCTCTAAAATCATTGATGAATAATTGTAAATAAGCAGGATTTAATACATCTATTTCTCTTCTTTTTTCATTTTCAGTATATTCATATTCTAAATTAGTAACTGCACGAGCTATATTATCTGTAGCAACAGTATATTCATCTTTATCATCTAATTTATTATTACCTGCTTGTGATATTAATGTGTATTCAGTATTGTATTTTGTTCTTGAACCATCAATTTTAAAATCAGCATCCACTATTAATTCTGGAGGTAATATTAATCTATTATTGTTATCTCTTATTTCAAATGTTTCAAAATGATGATTCGCATTCATCTCTACTTCAGAACCGTATTTTGATAGTGCAAAATCATAAACTTGATAATCTTGCATAGGCCATTCATGAGTGATATTTGTGATTCCAGAAACTAATATGACAACGTAGTCTAGAGTAGAATCGCCATACAATTCCTCTGCTATCATTTCTGGTCTATCACCAATACCAATGGTAAACTTATCAAGTATACTTACATTATCTTTTAAGTAATCGTAAATCTTAGTACGACGAAATAAATTTTTTATTAGTACATAATCCCTAGAGGAATTTTTATGTGCTAAAGGTGTTTGAAATGCAATATTAGGTAACTCTCTAAAATATCCCATTAGTATCCTACCCCCATAGATGATGCTGAATCGAATGTAAATGGATCATAATCCTCAGAGTAGATTGGGTTGAGTTCTTTGAATGTTAGATTCATTCTTATACTAACGGGAGAACCATCAGAATAACTTGCATATGTTCCAGTATTAGTGTAATTTACATTCATTCCAGTAAGAGCACACATTTTAAAACTATTCAAAAATGGATGATCTTGACCATTATGTAAGTAACGGAGTGAAAATACATCAGGAGATTTAAGAAATATACCACTTGCACTTCCACCATTTAAAGTGCCAGCTTTGGGAGACATTGCCATTTTAAATTGTCTTATAATTCTTTTTACCTCTAACATTTCTTCTGCGTATCTTGGTGTAAATGTTACGCTGAATGGGAATGTTCTCAAACTTACTCCACCAAATAATAATTCTAAGTTAGAGTTTAATACTTGACCTGTTGTTCTAGCGATTAAAGAATTACGATTAACGTTTCCACCTAGAGCATTGATAGCTGCACCACTTATACTATTTGTGATTGCATTTCTTATCTCAGGTGATAATCCTGGTAATTGTATATCACCTTGAAGTAAATCTAGTGCTTCCTGAAATGTGCCACCTGCATCCTTTTGGAATGCACTTGCAGCAGCGACTCCAGCAAGTTGAAATATGTTCATCTCATCTTCACCCCAAGTCACTACATTAGAATCATTAATCTCTTGAGGTATTGGTAACTCTACATAATATTTAATTTTTTGGTTTCGACTCATGCGACTATTTGCATCAGTCGCATTCATTCTAAAATTACTATACTTAGTATATTTGTCTCCAGTTTTATATACTTTATTACCTATCTTACCTCCCTCTAAAACATCTTGAGTTGTTTTGTCATATTTTAATGAAAGACCAGTGCCACTTGTAGGTGGAACATATTCAAGACATTTTATAAGAAAAGTATCACCAGTATGTTCATTGGGACCTCTTGCAAGAGGATACCCCAATCTCATCTTTAAATTTTGTCTTCTTGGTGTTTGTTTTTTTGCATTTGTGCCACCTACAGGTTTTGTATCACCCCTAAATTTTGTTTTCTTTGCACCATACTCCGAAGTAAAATCAATATCTTTACCTTTCGTCTCTTGTAATTTTCTATTTTCTTCTGGATCTGGATGAAAAGTAGCTAACCCATGCTTTTTTATTAGCTCTGCCCTTGTAGGTTTGCTATTTTTTTTCATCCACTGCCGTTTGACTGGTTTTGATGGCATTATCTCAATCTATTTTTAACTATTTAGACGTATTTTGACAAAAGGTAAAGTTCTAAGATCTCTTAACTCCATTTCATCTACCTTATACAATCCACCAACCACCTCTGGAAAGGTATACTGTCTCATTTCTCCCCAATGATAATTTAAACCACGAAAACCCCATTGAAAAACATCTGTCACTGCTACTAGTGGATGCTCGTCATAAGCTATATTTGGTGTTTTTGGTTTATATACAAAAACATAAAAGTTACCAGCTTCAGGAACATTACTACCTTCAGTTAATACTCCTAATATTTCTTGTGCTAAATCATCTGGACTTTCATTGCCCACAAGATTTTTCATTACTGGATCGAGTCTACTCATATTCCTAATTCTTTTTCTGTTACAACTTTAAATTCCCATTGACGATCTGCACAAAACTCTTTTGCCATTTTCCATTTTGCTTGATTTTTTGCATACTCATATGCTTCACGAATGTATCCTTTGGTTTGTCTTTTTGGTTTTGTTGGTGGTTTTGTTTGTTTTGCTGGTTTAACTTCAATTACATAATTTTTTATTTTACCATTAGTTTCTTTTACTTTCATGTAAAAATCTGGGAAATATCTATGCACTCGATTATCAATAGGAGAACGATAAGGTATCGCTATTTCTTCACTTGCCCACTCCAAAATATTTTGATTTTTATCACAATACACCATAAACTTTCTTTCCCAAAGTGACCTATAAACTATATTAGTTGGATCACCTTTATACTTTCTGGGAAATGATGGATAGTATTTTCCCTTATAAGACATCTAAATAACTATACTATAATTGTATTTAGAGTGCCAGCACCAAGACCGAGAAGAATATCAGATATAATGCCTAAGTTGCAGAATGTAGCTCAGACATCAAATTATTTTGTAAAATTTTCATTACCACCAACAGGTTTAAGATCACACTTAAGAAGAAAAGGAATAAATGATCGTTTTATAGCTGAGGATGTTGGTCTTCTTTGTTATGATGCATCTTTGCCTGGTAGTGCACTTGCATCACAAAATATCACAGGTGATTTTCAAGGTGTCGTCGAAAGATTTGCTCATACTCGTAACTTTACTCAGATAAATTTTGAATTTTATGTAGATAATGAATATAAGTCTCTAAAGTTTATAGAACACTGGATGGAATTTATAACTGGTGGAAATCAAGTAGATCCTGGTGGCGATACATATTATTTTCAATTAAATTATCCATATGAATACAAATCTAATGATACTCGTATTGTAAAGTTTGAGAAGAATCATTTTCAATTCTTAGAATATCGTTTCATTGGTTTATTTCCACTATCACTTAACTCAACCAAAGTTCAATATGGTAATACTCAGGTTTTAAAAGCAACAGCACAGTTTAGTTATGACCGATATGTTGCTGGTGAGTCTTCATCATTAGCTAGAGATTTAAGAAGAGCATATAACGAGTTAGGATTTGGAAGAGGTAATATAGTAAAAGATGGTATGAGTTTGAAGAATTCACAATTAAATTCTTTAGCAGAGAGATCAACTTATAGTTTTCTCAATCAGGATAATCCTGTTGGTGAATTTACTCAACTTACTGACTTCTCTAACCCTGTTCCAGCATCTATTAATTTATTAGGAACCATAGGTGCAAACCCACCTGGCATAAATCCATAATCTGTGCTATAATAAGTTTACAAAACCACTATAAATAGTGACACTGAAGTGCTTAGAATATTATGCCTTTACCAAAAATTGCAACACCGACTTACGAATTGGTGTTACCTTCGTCAAGTAGAAAAATAAAATTTAGACCCTTTTTAGTTAAAGAGGAAAAAATTTTGATTCTTGCAATGGAATCTCAAGATTCTAAACAAATTGCAAACGCAGTTAAAGATGTTATATCTCATTGTATACTTACAAGAGGTATAAAGGTTGAAAAATTATCCACATTTGATATTGAATACTTATTCTTAAATATTCGTGGTAAATCTGTAGGGGAAGATATAGAAGTAATGATTACTTGTCCTGATGATGGAAAAACACAAGTTCCAGCATCTATTAATATTGACTCTATAAAAGTTATTACCAGTGATGAACATGAAAAGGATATTAAATTAGATGAACAATATACATTAAGGATGAAATATCCTTCTTTGAATGAATTTATTAAAACTAATTTCGCTGCGACTGATAATGTAAATGTTGATGATACTTTTGATTTAATCGCATCATGTATAGATCAAGTGTATAATGAAGAGGAATCTTGGACTGGTGCAGATTGCACTAAAAAAGAATTGAAAGATTTCTTGGAGCAGTTAGACTCAAAACAATTCAAAATGGTTGAAAAGTTTTTCGAGACAATGCCAAAATTATCACACACGGTCAAAGTAACAAATCCAAACACTAAAAAAGAATGTGAAATTAAATTAGAGGGGCTACAGAATTTTTTCGTGTAGCTATGGCTCATGAAGATCTTGCGTCATATTATAAATTGAATTTTGCTTTGATGCAGCACCATAAATATAGTTTGACGGAGCTTGAAAATATGATGCCTTGGGAGAGAGAAATTTATGTTTCACTTTTACAACAGCATGTTGAAGAAGAAAATCTAAAAGCACAACAAGAAAGGAATAGTCTTTAATGGATGAGTTTGGTTCACCGATAGCAGGAGGTATTAGAGCCGTTAGAAATACGGTATCTTCTAGTGTCTTTACTGGTCGTGCTGTCCCACCACCAGTTCAATCAGATCC